TCTGAGCAGTAACCGCACCGATTCTGTCATAAAAAGCACTCTTACCTCTTTGGCTTTCATTTCTTACGAAAGGAGCAAGCCTAGACCCTTTCTGTTGTGAAAGATGAAAAACGTTTGCGCTAAATTGCTTAACAAACGCTGTAGTAATTTCAGAACTCATTGTTATCTCCATTACTAATCGTTAATAATAAATTTAGTTTGTGAATTGCCCTGAAATTACAGGATTCGAATTGAACACCAAAGGTGAGGTCTCTTCAGATTATCTCGTGCTCATTTTCTATAATAATGAAAAACAGACTTGCGTCAACCTAAATGCTCAAAAAGCTTGGTAACTTCCGAAACTGCATTGGTATGACTTGGGTGGTATTTATCGTGGTAAGGATGTTTCTTGTCTGCCATCACAGAATTAATCTGTGTCTGTGCATCTTGGGGTGTCATACCGAAGTTAGTCGGTCCACCATCTTTAAACGCATCTTCGGAGAGTGACTCTCCAATCTTGGCAAAGGTTTTTATAATATTAGGATTATTACCAAGACCAGTCTCTTCAAGAAAAGCAGTTAACTCTTCATTGCCATAGTGAGAAACTCCAGCTTGTGCCGCCTTAAGTTTAGAATCATATGCTGACCCCCACTCATTTCTTAAGCTATCGATTGCTTCTTTCTCTGACGCTTGTTTCTGATTAGTTTGATCTTGTACCATCTGGCCACTTGCTTCGTTATACCAATCAAATATCTTCTGAGCTTGATTTGGTAATATACCAGCACCGTGAGCAGCTTGCTTAAAGTTACTGAAAAACTCTTTATCAACTTCTTTATCATTAACCGCTATCTCATATTTATCTGGTGTTTCAGGTAAACCTAACTTTGTAAATACATCCTGCCACTCATTCTCTTCAGCATACTTATTTGGTACGATAATCTTATCAGCACCAATCATCTTCTGAGCGTTAACATAACTCTTGGCCAAGTTGTCTACTGTTTGGATCGCCTGCATACTAGGATCTTCTCTAACATCTTCAGGCAAAGCCTCTTTCCAATTAGCTTCCGCTTGATTAGTCTCTGCTTCATTAGACGTAGTCTCTTCCCCAGTCGTCTCCGTATTCTCCGTCATACCCTAAACCTTCCTCTATTTGTTGAAGTAACTTTTGTTCATCTGTCTGAAGGACAGACAATATCCTTAAGGCAACATTACGTTGCCCTTCTCTTAAAGCCATCTCATTCGAGTTTTCACAGTATGTACTCGCTAAAACAAAGCTGTTTCGCATGATATCCCATAGGACACGCTTACCTGCTTCTGAAGTGAATACTGTTTTATAGTCAGAGGTTACATCTAACTTCTTAGTAGAAACTTTTTTCTTGGCCATTAAGCGCCCTGTTGTTGTTGCATAAGCGGAGCAGCTTTGTTAGCTACCTCAGCCATTTGCTGAGCCTGTTGCATTGCCGCCATTTCCTGTTGCTGTTTCTGGCGTTCTACTCTATCCTGGACAACATCGTCAAACGGTCGGAGTACCTGCTCAGGTAGTCCGTAAGCTTTAGATACGTATCTTAATAGAAGATCACCATTAACATTATCCATTATCTCAGGCTTCAACTGAATAACCGGACCAATCACATTGAGTACTTTTACCAACACATCAGCATCTGCACTTCGCTGAGCTTTTGCTATCTTAGAGCTATACTGAACCTGAATGTCTCTATCTTGTAAAACCTCTGGCACTTCTGAAAACATTTCCTTTCTCATCATTATGCTAAAGATTCTATTTACTAAAGGCTTAAGAAGTTCATAGTGCTGACGACCTAGCACAGGACCAAGAAGCCTAAGCTTCTCTTCTGTTCTCTGAGCTACTTCAGTGGCCGTCATCTGAGGACCGACATTAAGCTGAAGCTGATCTATAAAGAAAGCTTCCCTAATTCTTCTGTTAATCATCTCTATAAACTGAATACCAAAGTCAATCCTACTACCAGTTTGCAATGGAACAATCGGCTGAGAACCTGGACGATAAAAATTAATAGCCCCAGGAGCCGTTTTTAGAGGAAGCGCATAACCATCATCAGGCGCTAGTAAAGGTGGATCTACTATTTTCTGAGCAGATCTAATAGTTGTTTTCGTCACAACATTCGTCATCTTGATGTCGGCCAACGCCTTCATCGTAGGACTACGCCCATAAACCTCACCTGCTATCTTCGTCCATCTAGGAACTACATAAGGAAACTCCTTAAAGCCCCCCGACTGCAAGTAAAGCTGACGATGTTTTAAAATATATAAACTCTTAAACGCAAAACCCTTCTTATCAAACTCATCATCTTTTTCTACAGGTTCTACGCAGTGAAGAATCTCATACTTCTGAGTATCATTACTCTTAAGTAAATTCTCTAACTGATTGTCAAAATTATCAGTCCCAAACATATCCGCCATCTGACGAATATCCATCTTGAAAATTCTGTAAACTGTATTGACCTTGCTATGCGCATCCTCTCTTATATAGGCCTCATAGATCGGTCTCGTCTGAACCCTTATAATCTCTTCATCATCCTCTTCAATCCGCATTAGACCTGTCCCAAAGACTCCTAGATCTAAGTATAATTCATGGATGTGAGTGTGAAAGTTTGATCCGTTGATAACGTTATGCATCTTCTTAACGGTCTCTTGTAACCAAAGCCTAACCTCATCATCCATATCTAATGTGTCATCACCAGTCGTCAGTTCAAACCAATTTGTGGCAGAGTTTGTGAGCATACTGTGAAGTGCTGAGGAAAGAAGCTCATTAGAGTGAACCGCAGTACTCTCAAAGACTTTAGAAAACTTCTTCTCGCCTGCTGTCCTAGTCTGATAGACATCATCCTTTCTAGGCAAAGCATACTGAGCACACTCTTCCCAGTGACTATCCCAGTTCATCCTATCTGACTTCAACATCTCAAACTTCTTAATATACTCAATCGCCATTAGTATTTCCTTTTCGTAAGAACTGTCTGCTTCTTAGCGCCTGGTCTCAATCTACCCTGCTCAATCGCACCTAGTCTAGCATGAGACGTTTTATACAACCCTTGTATCCGATCCCTTTGCCCTGCGGCCATGTCCGCATACTCTTGTTCAACACCTTCTCTTAACTTTTTCTTATACTGACCACCTCTGCCCTGCCAACCTTTGTGGCTTACGTCTTTTGTTTCCGTATGCGAAACAGGCTTAGCTGCTTCTAACTCAGCCTTTGTTTTACCTGTTAGCTCAGAACCCATCTGAGCAAAGGCCTCAATATCTGACGCTTTATATTTCTGATAAACAGCGGTTTTCTGAGATTTATTCCACTCTGCCTGTCTTTCTCTACCTGCTTGCTCATATTGTGCAATCCCAGTCAACTTACCTACAGTGTTTCTAACAGAACCTTCCAAAAACTGTCCTATATCTTTCAATGGTTGTGATTTACCCATATCTATCTCCTATAACTCAAATATATCATAGTCACCTTGTGCTTCCCTATAATTTGTCAGCAACTCCGATTGTACTCGCTGTGACTCCGGTCGTACACCCATAGCAAGATATCTAAACGCATCAGCACCATGAGACGCCCAGTTATGTTTTGGCTTCTCAGTGAATATCTGATTCCTCGCATCCCATTTCCTCTCATATGCCATAAGGGCAGTGATACCCCTCTCACATTTATTCTTATCAAACCAACACTTACTTAGGATCGTCCTTACAGCGTTGATCCCATCATCAACCTTCCACCTTGGCAAAATATATAATCGTGTTAGCCCTAATGTCCGAAGAGTCTCCTGCCTACTCTTACCAGTACCCAACTCTCTAGCATTGGCATCATGAGGCAAAATATGCTCTCTATACGTATAAGGCCTTTTATTAATCTCAGAAACAAACCAATCAAGACCCTTACCCGACATCTCAATATAATCAATCAAGTGATATTCATGACCAACAGACTGCAAGAACCAGATAGCAGTCGTATCACCTATCCCAAGATCCCAATACGTATCTACATAGCATGCGGTATCGTATGGTACACTAGCTATACGCCCTTCGCTTTCTGCTAATAGCATAAGCTTCTGGTAGTATGCACCTGTGTTAGCGGCTGTAAAACTGCACTCAAACTCCTGGAGGAACTCTTCCTCACTCATTTCATCTTTTGCAGCACTAAGTTCATAGTCGGAAAGAACCTTCGTCTCGCTAGCTCGATACGTACAGACATACCAGTCTTTATTTTTTTTCGCTTTGTTGTATAAATCAAAAAAATGATTTTGACCTTTCGGGGTGCCCAGAAAGATCGCCCAACCCTCACGGTCAGCAAGCGCAGGACGCACGACCTGACCCCAAATGGTAGGGTCACACACTGCGAATTCGTCGAGTACGACTCCATCAAGATAGATACCTCTTAGCGTGTCCGGGTTCTCACTACCCAGTAGCATAAATCTTATTTTATCCTGCAAGTGTGGTCTAGGAATATCTACACGAAGCTCAGCTTCATTAGGCTTCGCTCCTGGTATCCCCTTGGTGTACTCCTTCAAATATTCCCACGCAATCCTTTTTGCCTGACCATAGGTCGGTGCTATATAAGCATATTGGGGGTTTTTTAAAGAACAACGTAATGCCCGATCAATTGACTCGTTTATTGAAAGAACCGTCTTACCAAACCTCCTATGCAGAACTAACACATTGAACCTTTTCATATTCTGATGAATGATACTCTGCAAAGGTCTGGGGGCGTATCCTGTGGAAATTTTTTTGATTCTATCGTTTGGAATAATGTTATTGGCAATGTTCATCAAGACTGCATCTCCTACCGCACTCACATATAAATATTATTGGGAAAGTTCCTGATAGCGTATGACGTTCATATAATATGTGGAAGCCAGCAAAACAAAGCAGGCGACTAATTTTCTTCTTTATAAATAAGCCCATGTTTGGAAACCCTATGCAGAAAATACCCAGTCAAGCTATTCGCATCCTCTTCATCACCACCATCCCACAAGCACAAATACTCAGGCACCTCTTCATTAGGAAGCACTTCCATCACCACTATCCGGTAGGTCTCGTTTCTCTTCATTAGTAACAATCTTACCATCATCAATCTTAGTGTAGTCCGCTTCTAATGGTTCGTCTCTAGTGATCCCTGTATCGATAATAATCTGCAAAGGATTATCCTCATCAGCCGCTATCACACTCTTAGGCGAATACTTTTGAGGGTTCGCTTTTTCCGCAAGCCACTTATACGAATCAACCCTCAACCTCGCTCCCGGCACATCCTCTTTAGGGATGTCTTTTGTGTCAGCAATCTCCTGGATCTTATCAATAAAATTATCCGCAGCATCCTTTCGGGCGGCATCTAATTTTTCCTTAAAATCTGGATGAGTACTTCTCCAACTATAAATAGTTGTCACATCCTTTATCGGCAACCTCTTTGCCGCCTCTTTCAAAGTGCTACCTAAACGTACCAATAAACAAACCGCATCTCCCACGTCAGGCCTATAGCGACTCGTAATCTGAGTTAGGTCTCCAAACTCCGCTTTAGTCTTAAGCTCTTTAACCTGCAAGCCTGTCAGGGCCGCATCTTCACTTCCTGGTGACGTTTCACTACGATTTCTATTTGTTATCCTCATTAAACTTATTTAGTTTAATTTTTGCATTTTGTCTATTATATAGTAATGTTATGCGTTAAAGTATTTGAGATTTTACTCCTCGGTGTGACGAGGGACCTGTTCGTTATACGAACGCAATGCGGTTTGGGGGTACCCCCCATCTAAAAGCGTCTCCCTGTACAAATCAATAATTTTTATCGAGGACAGAGGCTTCAATCCTGGCGGTCAGTCAAATTAAAGGTAGCTGTCAAAGTCAACTGACTGACCTCCGCCCTTCGAATCTTAAGGATAGATAAAGAGGTGTGGTCAGTGACTTATCTTAAGGTTGTCTTAAGGTGGATCTTAAGGTTATCTTGAGTTGCGTTAATGTTGCTTTGTGTTATAATGATTATAAGATAATCATTTAAAGGGAGTGAATAATGGAAATGATAATACTTGCTACGCTTATCTTAATCTTATTTTTTATCCAAAACCCTGAGGTTCTTTTAGTTGGGACGGTCACTTATCTAACTATGTATATAAGCTTTTGGTTTTTACCAGCATTTATTTTGCTCTGCTTCTTAATAGGTTTCTTTATTAATCGTTTAAATAAAGGAGGTAAATAATGGAGTCAGTCAAAGTATTTACTAAAGAAGTATGGGGAAAAACCTTAATATATCCAGCAAACCAGATGGCCAAAGACTTCCTACACCTCATCAACCCTACCAGGAAAACGTTCACAGAAGGTGAGCTTATCCAAATAGTAGAACTTGGTCACGAAGTCGATCAAGTAGCTAATCCTGAGACTTCCCTCAATCTTAAAAGAGCTTAACACTCAGCATCCAATATTTCTTAAGAAAAAGCTTCCAAAAACGCCCATTTTCGTCAAATATGGGCTTTCTTACATTGTCGCAAAAATAGCCAAATGTTTCTATGTTTACTGTTACTCTTTATTTTCAAAAAGTTTTCTAGAATCTCACGAAATTTCCTATTTTTTTAAAAAACCAATATACCACTATTACTTATTTATAAATATATAATAGTAACAAAGGAACAAATAGTAATTTCCTAAGCAAAATTCACCCCTTTGCACCGCTTCCAAAACATTAACAAATTAGTTACAGTT